GGCTGACCCTCTGCAACATGGAGTGCATCTGGTCCAGTTCCTGCGCCATCGCCTGCATCTGCATGTTCGCAGCCTGTAGCGCCGGGTCGTCCTCGTCGGTCAGCAGCTTCGGGTCAATCATCTTGCCGAGGCGCTTGGCAATCTCCTGCGCGCCCGGCCAGTCCATGTTGCGCACGAAGAGGTCACCCGCAATCTGCCACAGGTCAGGGTTCGCGGTGAGAATCTGACTCATCGCCTCCATCGCCTCCTGGCGCTTCGTCATGTACGACGGGCCAGTCGTCACGCGGACATCGTACTTGCCGACAGACGGGTTGTAGATTTTCTCTAGCACCACGCCGCGCTCATCCATGACCTTGCGCACCGGCTCCTGCTGCGTCGGGTCAATCTTGACCGTCCCGACCTCCCCGTCGATGCCGACGATGCGCGCGATACGCTGCGTGTCGTACACCTTGGGGATCAAATCAACGATCTGGCGCGTGACAGCTCGGACGAGTCTACCGATGTTGTCGATATAGTGGAACGTGCCGGTGTCGCCCTGCTTCTCACGCGCCAGAATCGCTTTTCCTGACCTCTCGTTGGAGGTAGCGCCGAGGCTAGAGTCGTACTGCCCCGTGGCGCTCTTGATGTCATCCGCAGCGCCCAACTTGGCCTGCAACAGACCGCTGGAAGCCATCGGCGGCTGCGCGCGCGCCGGGAGCGGCAACGCCGCACCCTGCCCGTCCGTCACATCCGGGTTGACCTCCAGATACGGCCAGTTGGTCGTGTTGGCGGTCTTCCACTGCTGCTCGTAGCCCTCAAACTGACCGCCGTAGCCGATGAACGGGGCTTTGGGGGCGAGAGCCAGCATCTCGGCTTCCTGCGACACCCAGTAGTTGTACATGCGCTGCGCGTCCTTCGCGTTGCGCACCAGGCCCGAAACATAGAGCCGCCCATCGACCTCAAACTCGTTGCCGATGGCCCGGACGACCGGAATCCACTTACCCGGCCACTCCTGCTCTTCCAGAATCTCGTAGCCGTTGGTCTTGACCCACTTGATACGGCAAACACTTACCTGCCGCGTGCGGACAACCGGAACCCCCAAAGAGTCCATCTGCTCGGCGTCCGGCGTACCGGCAAAAGCCGTCTGGTTGCCGGGGTACAGGTTCAGCGTCTCGTTGCTGTATTCCTTGTAGAAATACTCCGCCACGCGCACCGTATCCTTGCCGACCCACTGGCTCAAGGCCGTATCGCCCACGCCGCGGATCATCAACGACGAAATCGGCTCGGCGTTCGGGAACTCGCGCTCAAACTCCTCCTTCGTCATGTCCTGCGTGATGAAGCACCACTCCGCATCCATACCCGTGGGGTCTTGGATGTTGGGGTCCATGTACACGCTGAAGGAATTGCGCACCCGACCGATGATGATGTCCTGATCGAAGGTGTTCTCGTCGCAATACTTCGTCAGGATGCGGACATACCCCTCGCCGTACACCACCTGGTTCTCACAGGCGGTGTCATACGCCACGTCGGCGTCGGAGATGTATTCGATGTGCCGGATGATGCCGTCAAAGACCTCAGCCACGTCCACATCGGCCTTGTCGTCAACCGGGATGACCTTGCCCGCAGGGCGGTTCTGCCGCTGCTCGTTGGTCACCTGCCGCACATGCTGCGGCAGCTTGTTGATGGTCAGGCAGGGCCGAGCGTTGACCGTCTGCCCCTGCACCGAGCCGCGAGTCGCCAGCACATCCTGCGGCCACTGCCACTGGTTGTCCGGCGAGCCTGCCATGAAGCGCAGGTCGTCCAGCTCGTCCTCGCGGCTGTCCGAGTAGGCCGAGATGGCCATAGTCATGCGCGACCGAGCGGTCGCCAGCACGTCCTCTTCCTTGCGCCCCTTGGACGGGGGGTTGCCCGCCCGCGCCGCCGCCCGCATACCGACCGGATCGCGCGCCATCAGGCACCCATCCAACTAGCCGAGAGGCCGGACGCACCCTCGCGCACCGTCACCCGGCGGTCCTTGGGCCGGTACTCCCGCCCCGCGACCTTGTAGGCGAACGTGACGGCCAGCGCATCAGCCGAATCCGGCGATGCCAGCCCACGCGCTTTCATGTCCTTCTTGCTTTCCAACAGAATCGCTCCCGCGGAGTTGAACTTCTGGTGCGGCCCCACAAGGTCGGCCTTGAGCATCCGGTCCTGTGGCACATGCGCCACACGCAGCCATTCTCTCATGTCCGCCCACATTTCGGAACGCTTGTTCTGCCAAGCGGCGGGGTTGCGCGACTTCCACCCGAAGTTGACGCCACGAACCTTGTACCGCTGCTCCTTGAGCCTGTCAAGGATGCCGTAGCCCAAGCCGCCCTCGTCTATGACCGTCAGCGCCGGTTGGTACTGCTCAATCGCGTCGATGACCCGCCCGACCGTTTCCATCGTGTCCTCACCGCGGTAGCGGTGCAGGGCCACCAGGTCGCGCCCGCGGCGTACCGCGAGGACCGTAGCGTCCGATCCGGTGCGCGCCGGGTCTACACCCAGTACGACCGGAGAGTCCGTATCCTTGTACGCAGACCGTCCAGCAGCCTCGTCCACCAGCCGAGGGCTGATGAACTGATCGTCGCTGTCGGAGGGGAACTCTCCATAGACTTCCACTCGGGCCTGGGGGCTGTCGGGTCCGTATTCCGCGACGATTTGCTCGTAGACGGCTTTGTCCGTGTCCTCGACGGTGCGCGCGTCGATGTTTTGCGTGCGCCAGAAGTCCCTTTTCGCGTTGAAACACTCATAGAAGTAGCCCTCGTTGCGTCGTGGGTTGGAAAACGCCATCCAGAAGCGATTGGGCGTGTTTTCGGTGAAAAATCCCGCCGTCACCGCCCAAATCGAGTCAGGAATACCGCTTGCTTCGTCGAAAATGACCAAAACACCGTCGAAATTGTGCACACCGGCGTAGGCATCCGGGTTTTCCTCGCTCCAGAGCCGTCCCTCAACGCTCCAGTAGCGCGTGCCCTTCTTCAAATCGCGCTCGACAAGCTCGGATATCCACTTGGCGGGCATCACCCGGGTGGCCGATACCTCAAACCAGTGGCTGTTGATGATGAGCGCAAGCCACTTGGTGACTTCTGCCCAAGTGATCGACCGCAACTGCGACTCGCTGTTGGCCGATACGATGGTCGTGGAGCCTATCCGCGTCGTCAGCATCCACAAGATGAGCCAACTGACCAGCGCCGACTTGCCGATACCGCGACCCGAGGCCGTGGCCATGCGCAAGACCTCGTAGCTGGTGGCATCCCTGTTGCGGGCGATGTGGTCGCGTATCTCCCGCAGCACCTTGCGCTGCCACCGTCGCGGCCCCTTGAAGTTCGCAAGCGGCGTGTCCTTCTGCCCCCACGGAAAAGCGAACAGCACGAAGGCTTCCGGGTCGTCCTTGATGGCGGGCGACCACAGCCGCGACATCAGTTCCTCTTCCCCCTCAGCCGTGTAGATTGGCGTCTGCATGTGCCTCCAAGATTAACGGCTGCGTGCTGGCGGGCGTGTGGCCTAGTGCAGCCCGTTCGTCCGACACCACGCGGCCCTCGATGACGCGAGACTGCGCCTCCCGCAGCGCAGCCGTGATGCTGATCTGCTGCTGCACATCCACCTGGACCTGCTGCTTGGCCACCCACCCATGAGCATGTTGCAGGATGGCCAACGCCGCCTTGGCATCACCATTCTGCGCCGCCTTACGCAGTAGCTGCGCGGACTCCAACTCCCCATCCGCACGCCCCTTGCCCTCGGCTAACGCCGCAACCGGGTCCATCTGACACAAGCGCCGGTACTCCACAGGCAACATGCCCGCAGCATACGCCAACGCATCACCCTTCAAACCAACCAACGCCGCATCGTAAATGGCCTGCAACCGCGCCTCTGTGGCTTTCAGCTGCCTCGGCTCATACGGCAACGACTTGAACATCCAAACCTCCAAATCGCGGGTGCAGGCTCATCCTGCCGGTCGGCGGCGATCCCCAACTACCGTGGGGCCTGTGTGCCAAGTCGGACGCCCGCCACCGAATGATGGGAGGGAGGGCATCACCCCGTGACCCGCTTGATCGCCTGCGTGCGCACCACGCAACAGACTCCGCACACGGAACCTACACCCACAACGCCAGGAACGCAAGGCCGTAAGGAAATGGCTTGTGACTTGGGGCTAAAAAAATTTTGCTTACGGCCCCTCCCGTCACAGTGACCGGGTACCCCTCAGGCCCTACCCCCCGGCCTGTTGCAGAAAGGCAACAGCCTGTAGCCTGGACGCGACAGCCGCCAGTTTGTGGCTGGGGCGCAACAAGATATGTTATAGCCTAACGCTGTTGCCTGGTAGCAACATGTTGCATGGCAACATCATGGGCCATTTAGGTATGGCTAACGCGAGCGACTGATGGACATAGGTCATTTAGGTCATGCAAGATGGAAGGTTGAGGACCGCCATTGACGGCATAGCCTAGATGACCTATGCCATGAGCTTTTGGCGATCCGGCATAGACCAACGGCACGGGGTATAGGTCAAATAGGCCATTTAGACCATGCGGTTTTTGTCGCTGCCGCTCCACGGCGGGGCGTGGGGCGCACAAGCCATAAACCATTCCCTTACGGGACAAGAATTATCACGATATTTTTTTGCCATTATCTAAATGACCTATGATGTTTAGCAGCCCCTAGTTTTTAAGCCCTTTTCACGCCGTTGTGCCATTACCTATCCGCGACCTATACTCTTACCTATATGGTCTAACGCCAATTCATTCCATAACGGAATCTTTTGTATTGACAAGCATAAAACAATGCTTTACCATGTCATTGTTAGGTCATTCACTTGAGGAGTAAACGACGATGCAAAAAGGAACCGTTGTCCGCATCCGCCCCGAATGGCGCGACAAAGGCGAGTCTGCCGATACCCTTTACATTACCCACGACAATGCCGAAAAAGGCCGCGTTACCATCACGCCTCACGGTTGGTGGACTGGTCGCTTTGCGCCCCTGCAAACTGTCACGCTCGACATGATTGAAGCCGCCTAATCCCACACGCCGGAGACAACCATGAAAACGATACAAGCACTGCGAAATTTTGCCCGTTACAAGACTCACGCCGGATACCGTTGGGCGGCTGTTATGTCGTCGGGCGAATTGCTTTGTGAAAAATGCGTTATCGCGTCATACCGCAACATCTACCGTGCAACCCGCGACGGATCGCCTGGCGTGTTCACTTGCGAGGGATTGACGCATTGCGGCGAGCAGGAATCCGGCACGGTAGACGATTGTGCCGATTGTGGCCGCAACCTGTGGACGATTGACGCCGACTGATGACGCATCCCATAGCACACTTGAAAGAGTGTGCTAGCCGATGCGCCATAACAATCTAGAGGATACAACATCATGCAGTTCTATACCGATCCGACCCGCGAATCCGAAACCTACGCGCTGCCCGATGCACGCGTTTACCAGCTTACCGCCCGCGAGGTTGCGGAATTGGACGAAGACACAATCCGCAGCTACATGCGTCGACGCGAGTTTCAGCTTGCGGCCATGTCAGATCGCGTGCGTGACGCGATGTTTGACGCGATGGTTGAGGATAACGGCATTACTGGCGGCTGGTTCTTCGACTATTGCCTGCCCGGTTGCCTGCCTGACTCCCAACCTTTCGGGCCTTACGAATCCCGTGACGCCGCGATTGCTGCAGCTCGAGACATGTCGACCGCCGCCTAATGACGCAACCCTAACGCATCCGTATGGGTGCGTTAGCAGATGCGCCATTGCATCCACTGACAAACGGAGCAAACGACAATGCAAACTAAACTTGATCTTACCGCCGATATCATTGACATCCGCGACATTATCGCCCGATACGAAGAGCTGGAAGATGCCACGGACGGACTGCCGGATGCCGAAGAACGCACCCAGCTTGCCACCATGCTTGACGATCTGAAAGGCTATGGCGGCGACGAACAGTGGCGGGGCGACTGGTACCCCGTGACCCTCATCTGCGATTCGTACTTCACGGACTACGCACGCGAGCTGCTGGAAGATTGCGGGACTATCCCGCGTGATATGCCGTGGTTCGTAGAAGTCGACTGGGACGCGACCGCACGCAATGTCCGAATGGACTACACGCCGATTGACATTGACGGCGTGACTTACTGGTACCGCTGACAGTCCGCATCTTCAATCCGCCCGGCCCATGCGGGCGGATTCTGGATACTGACTGACTAACGGAGCAAATGAGCTATGAAAACTGCCGTTTACACTTATAAAAATGATGCCGGAGTGATTTACCGATGCCGAGTTGATTTTTATTCGGTTGCTGATGAGTCATACCCACCGGGCGGGATGCTTCGGGTTATGCGAAACATTGAAGGAAGAATCATTCAAGGCCCGCATATTGAGGATATTTTGGAATGGCATGTTGAGGATGCCGCATGACCCGCGATCAAAAGATTCGCGCCGCCATCCTCGCGGCCATCATGCTGACCATGTACGGCCTTGCCTGCCTGGTAGAGCCGTGCGACGGCTACAGCTGCCACAATCAAACAACCATCAGGGAGTAATGACCATGCAAACTTCGCGCGCCCCCGGACAATGGGCTGTCAAAAACCTTTCGGTATATACCGATTACGGGACTGGACCCCGCCACAAGGTGGCCGACACTCGCCAGCCGTTATTTACGCGAGAGTGTCAGGAAGCAAACGCTCGCCTTATCGCCGCCGCTCCGGAGCTGCTCGCCGCGCTCCGTCAACTTGTGAAAGATGCGGATGACAACAGCGAAAGCCTAAAGGTTTGGCGCGCTGCTCACCCGCACCTTGAGGCCGCCCGTGCCGCTATCGCTAAGGCGACTGGGGGTGAGGCATGAAACCCATTATCCGATCCTTTCCGAACGGCTGGACTGCCCTACGCTACCAGGTAGGCGACTGGTACTGTGCCAGTGTGCGCAACGCACGGGGCGAAACCCACGACGCGATCCGGTGCGACACGGCACGCGCCGCGCGGGAATACTTCCAGGCATTCGCCGCTATCGCCAAGCGCGCCGGGGGCCAGCCATGAGCCGCCCGCCTTTGGACCTAATCCCGCCCCCTAGACTCAAGGCCAGTAGCGCACGGCGCGCGCCGGAAGTGTGCCTGGTCGAAGCCCTACGGGACTGTCACCAATACTTGGCAAAGCAGCCCGATCCGAGGGCGCAAGCACTGGCGCATCATGCTGAAGCGGTCCTATGGGCCGTGGCGGGTGGGCCGTGAAGCCGTGGCGGTGGCGTGCGCGGGGGCCGTACGGTATCGGCCCCAACGCGACGGACCCGGAGCAACGGGCACGGCTGGAAGCCGCGCAGGACGCGGCACGGGCGGCGCTAGGGGTCGGGTGGGTGCTGCATCCGGTCCATGCCGTGCGCCCCCGGCGCGTGCCTGTGGTGCGCGGGAGGGGGCGCGCATGAGCGAGCTGGACCTGTCGGGGCTGGCCGTGGGAATCGCGGTCGTGGCCGTGGTGCTATGGGGCCTGTCGGTGCTGGCCGCGATCCTGCGGCTGGTATGGGATGCACTAAGTGGGGAGGGCTAACCTATGTCGCCGGAAGTGAAAGCGGCCTATGAGGCCGAACTGTACGCCTTGCGGCTAGCGGTCATAGAGACCGAGCGGACGGTGCAAGTCTTGCGCCGCAGGGCGGAATGGCTGGTCGAGCAATTGGAACGGGACCGTGTAAAATCAATCCTTGAGGGGATCACAAAATGACTATGACAGAAGCCGCGGTGCTGTGCGCCGTAATCGGATATGGCATCGGCGTACTGGTCGGTATCTATTGGGAGAGGGAACGGGCCGAGAGTGTGCGCCGGAGCCAGGAGGGGAAGCCATGAGCCGCCGGGATGATGAGCGTAAGCCGCCGTTTGCGTGCGTGGACTGCATCAGCTATGACCCCGATGGAACATCGGGGTTGTGTACCGTGGCGGAGCATGTGGCCCTGCCGCCGTGGGCCGTCCGCCCCCGGCAGGACCGCACGGTGCAGTGGAACGACTCTTGTGACCTTTTTGAGTCCGATCAGGTGGAGGTGAAGCCGTGAACGATGAACTTGAACGGGGCCGGATTCTTCAGGCCCAGCATCTTGCTGCTGCCGCTGCGGCCCACCGTGACCGCCGCGAGCGCATCGCTACGGCTGCGATGGTGGGGATGTTGGCTAATCCAAATGTCGACCCGTGGCGGGATAAGATAGCCGTGGATGCGATAATCCTCGCCGACGCCCTGATCGCGGAACTCGACAAGGAGGTGAAGCCGTGACCCGCGAGGACATCATCCGCATGGCGCGGGAGGCGGGCATCTGCACGGGAAACAGCATCCTGCTGCCTGCGCCTGACGGGCAAATCGAAGCACTTGACCGCTTCGCCGCCCTCGTCGCAGAGGCCGAACGGGAGGCGTGTGCGAAGGCGTGTGAGGACGAAGCCGCCGAGTTCCGCTCTCAAAAGGAAGGGTGTCGTGATGCTCGTTACGATTGGAAAGAAGACGCTGCGATGGAGTGTTCCCTTGCCATCCGCAAGCGCGGGGAGGTGAAGCCGTGAGCGACCAGCAGGTTATTGCGTTGATGCTGATGCCAGTCGCCGGGTTCTTGGGCTTCCCTGCTTACTTTGAGGGACGCACCAAAGCGGTTCGCGTCGCCGGGGCGGTATGGATTGCGGCATGGGGACTCCCGCCGCTTGTCATGCTCTGGATCAAGGGGGTGTTCGGATGACCGCCAAAGACACAATCACGCTGCCCCGCGAGGTGGTGCAGGAGGCGGTGAAAGCGTTGGAGTTTGCCGAGCGAAATCACGACGGCGAACAATCTCTCTACACCACGGAAATCGCCGCTCTCCGCAAAGCCCTCGCCGCGCCGCGCCAGAAGCCGGAGCCGGTGGCGTACTTTGACCTGCAAAAGCAGGTGTTTTTCTGGGCCAAGCCGACAATGATCGATGTGCCGATGACTGTCGCTCTGAATCCTTTGCCGCTCTACACCGCCCCACCCGCAGCCGCGCCGGAGCCGGTGCGCCACCCCGGCTATGTCATCGGCAACCACTGGCTCGAAACCGCGTACTCCCGCATCTGCGCTGGCGAGGCCGAGGCCGATGTCCTGCGGGACATCGGACTGGTGCGGGAGGAAGCGTTCCTGACGGGCGTGGCTCACTTGAAGGCCGAGAACGAAGCCCTGCGGCGGGATGCGGAGCGGTACAGGTGGATGCGGGGTGAACACAGCCGCATAGACCCGTGCATCAAAGCAAACGCCAAGTATAAACTCGAAAGACAGAGCAGCACTTGGGTAGAGATTCACGACCTTGACGCCGCCATCGACGCGGCGATGGGAGACAAGACATGAGCAATGTGCGAGGAGCAATCAAGACCGACCTGCGCGAACTGATTCGCCGCCAACACGCCGAGATCGAGCGGCTGCGGGAGGAAGTGCGGAATTGGAAGAATTCTTTTGTTGGACATGTATATGTCAAGAACGAAGATTACGCCGAACTCATTGGCAAGCGTGACGCACTCAAAACCGACAACGAGCGGCTGCGGGGGCTACTGCGGGAGGCGCGTGAGGATGTTGAGTGGCTGGGTCACACCGTGCTGGTAGACCGCATCGACGCCGCCCTGCGGCGGGAGCCAGGCGATGGCTAGGCGGGTCAGCACCGCCGAGTGGTGGATTCGCCGGATGTGTCGGTGGATCGATGTGACACGGCGGACAAACCGTTACAGCTTGTCCGCCGTGTTCCCCAAGCTGCGACTGGAAGCCGTCCAGCGCAGACAAAAGCAACTGGAGGGTCGCCTTTGTGGTCGCATTTCTCTGCGCGGTAGCCGCCGCCGTTATTACCGCCCTACTTGACGACTGACAACGCCGGGGGTGCCTGCTCCGCCATGCGGCGCAGGTCACTCTTGCTGTGATGCGTCAGCCCCGGGGCGCAGAACACATGCTTACGGGACGGAAAGTCTGCCGAGTAGATGCGGCCCTTGTCCTCCCACCCGGCCTCCCGGAGCGCGTGTAGCAGCGCGGCCTGGGGGATCTTGACCCCGGCAGGGGCCATGCCTTGCAGCCGGTCGCAGATGGCGTAGAAGGGGCTGGCGATGACGCCCTTAGCGAAATCCCCCTGCCGGGTCTGGATCATCTCAACAAGGAACGACTCGGCGGTGGACATGGACGCCGCCATCATGATCATCTTGGCCTCGGTCATCGGCGGGGCGGCAGAGGGGTTGAACGCCGACACATCGCGGGCGTCCAGCCACGCGGCGACGGCTTCAAAGCCCCCGCTGCGGTACCACGCCCAGAGCTTCGCGGCGTGGCCCGGGTCCATGCGCTCGACTTCCGACCAGACGACGAACCAGCGGCGGTCATCGGACGGCAGGGCGATTGCCGCGCGCTCGTTGCTGAACGACAGGACGAAAAGCCGGTTGAGCGCATCGTAGGGGTGCAGCCCCTTGCGGTGGACCGTAAGCAACTCAGGGGGTGCGGCGATGATGGGCTTGAGGCTGTTCTCCAACGCCCGCCGATCCTTGGCCTCGGCTTGGCGCAGCTCGTTGATGACCATGACCTCGGACTCAAGGGCGTAACCCCACTGCGAGGACAGTTCGTCATTCTGGACAAGGCTGATGTTTACGTTCATCGACCCGCCGATGGACCACAGGAACGGCGCCCAGAGGGTGTCCTTGCCGCTGCCAGGTCGCCCGGCGTGCAGGACGGCGTGGTTGATCTTGCGCGCCGGGAACTGCCGCTTGAAGGCCATGACGTTGAGCACATGCTCCCGCTCGTCGGCGTCTGGAATCATGCGCTCGGCGTGTTCCAGCCAGAGGCTGACATCGCCGGGGACGGCGGCGGGGCGGGCATCGCGCCAGCGGTTGGCGTAGACATCGCCAGCGCGGGAGACGAGGATGGACTCCCCCGCGGCGAAGGTCACGCCGACGAGGGCCGGTGCGCCCATCGCTTGACGGTTCTCATCGAAGCACACGCTCGCCTCAATCCTGCGGTCGTTATGGATGGACTTGCAGGTGATGTGCCGGAAGAGCGCGTTGAACACGGAGCGCGAGATTTCCCGCCGCTCGCTGATGTCGAAGAAACTGTCATCCGACTGGATGTAAGCAAACCGCTGATACCAGTCGGCTTTGGTCAGACGGTCGGTGCTTTTGCGCTCGACCTCCGCGATGACGCGCGCGGCCTCGTCTGGGAACGCCTCGGTCGGCTGGATCTTGGACAACGCCGCGCTCATGCGGGTGGCCAGCAGGTCATCGCGCAGGCCGTAGCCGCACTTGGGGCCACCTGCGCCCTCGACCCACCGCAGGAACCGCTCGCTGTTCCAGTCGGTGCAGTGCCCGTGGAAGCAGCTATAGGCCCGCGTGACGGGGTGGTAGCGGCCACCGGCGTCGCCCGTGGTGTGGTGTTCGTGGTTGGGGCAGACGACGCCGTACCAACCCTCGGCGTTGGCGCGCTCCAAGAGCAAGCCCTGCTCCTGCACCCACTCCAGCACGGGGTCAAGGCCGTCGTCTTCGATTTGGATGCCGTTGATGGAAGCGGTATCCGCCTCGCCTGGCACCACGCCGAACGCCGCGCAGAGCGCGGGCAGGGTGAACTCGCGGTCGGGGTGGAACTCGGTCAGCACGGCGGCGAAGTTTTCGCGCCCGGGCTTAAGGTTGATGGACCCCGGCAGACGGAAGTTGCGCACGGGGTTGCACGCGCCCGGGTCGGTGTACCCGGCCTCGGCTATGGCCTTGATGGCGGCGGCGAACTGGCCTTTGAGGGGCTGGTCGTCCAGCCCGAAGGTGTACCCCCACTGGTAGTTACCGGGTGAGGTTTCGATTTTCCATGTCGGCTCAATCGGCGGGGTCTTGGCCTTGGAGCCGATGTCGTCCAGCACCATGAACGCGACCCGCTCGCAGTTGGCTGCGGAGGCCGAGGGGCCGTCCTTGAACCGATCCACGATGAAGCACGCCGTGTTGGCGTACCACGACCCGGGGGCGGCGAGCTTGGCGCGGTCGGGCAGGAACGCGGGCCAGGTGTACCGCGGCGTGCCGTCCTTGTGCAGCAGCGGCTCGCCGTTACGGACGATGGGCTTCTGCTTGACGAAAAGCAGGGTTTCCCCTTCCGGGGCGATGGTGTTAAGATAATCTGCGAATTGCATGTGTCCCTCGTTGTCTCTCTTGCCCCGGCCTAACAGCCGGGGCTTTTTTACTTCCCGTATCGACGGTTGATTTTCACACCCGCATTTAGCGGCAAGCCCTGCGCCCACTCGGGCGGCTGGCACATGACGCTGCGCAACTGCGCGGCTGCGGCCTCTGCGGATTCGGTCGGTACCTCAAGCACGATTTCGTCGTGGACATGCAGCACCGTCGTGTCGAACTTCCGCAGCGCCTCGCGCAACAGATCGTTGGCCGTTGCCTGCGTGATGTTCTCGCAAGCCAAGCCCTTCCAGAGCCGAGCGCGGGGCCATTCGGTCGCACCCGCCGCCGGTTTCCAAGAGGCTTTGAGATAGGTTACGCCATCGGCGTCCACCTTCGCAAACGGGTAGCACAGCACGCGGCCAGACGGCAGCGCGTACCACAGATGCTGCCCGTCAAACAAGTAGGTCACCCGTGCGACGGTGACCTCATGGCCCGGGTTGCGAAGCGCACGCATGTATGCGTCTTCCAGCTTGTCCCAATAGCGCACGGCCCAAGCGTTGTTTCTACGCCACGCATCCACGATGCGGCGGGTGGTTGACTCCGGGAGGATGATGCCGTAAGCGCGGCCCATCGCGTTGAACGCCCCCACGCTACCGGCGAAGCCGAGCGCGAGGATAGCCACCTTGCCCACCTGGCGTTGCTCATCGGTCACTTCCTCCAACGGCACGCGGTAGATGCCCACGGCCTCGCGCTTGTAAATGTCGCCGCCTTGACGGAACACATCCAGAACGCCTTCGGCTGACGGATCGGCGGATAGCCACGGCGTCAGCCGCGCCTCGACGGCGTTCCAGTCTGCGACGACGAGCGAGTGTCCGGGCTTGGCGAGCAGCGCGGGGCGCAGCATGCCCTTGAGTACATCCGTGGTGCGCTTGCCGAAGCGCGGCACGACGCTGTGACCGCGCACCAAGGCTTGGCGGGCGTCCTCGGCGTCGGGGAGGCACTTGCGGGCAAAGTTGTGGACCTGCGCGCCGTAGGACGACGCGCGGCCCGTGGCGCTACCGCCAGCGAACACGAACGCGCCGCGCACGCGGGAGTCCTCGGGATCGGCAAGGTTGGCGAGGCGCGAGAACTTGGCGACGGACGACGCCCAAAGGTCATCGGCGCACTGGATGACATCGGCCACATCGGACGGCACTTCGTCCGGGTTGTCCATCGCCAAGAGGTTGGCGCGCACGGTCTTGTCGATGCTGACCTTGGCCTCGCCGTCCTTGTAGACGGTCATCAGTTTCTTGGCCTCGGGGCCGACGCGCTCGTAGACCCACTCGCGCATGCGCGGGGATCGGACGGTGGTGATGTCGCCCTTGGTGATTTCGGCAACCTCGGCGGCGATATCCGCGCCTTCGGTGTCGGCGTAGCGCACCGCCGCCTGGCAGAGCTGCACATCCACCAACACGCCCCGGTCGTTGATGCGCTCGTTGGTGTGGTAGTCGGCAAGTTCCGTGTCGGTCAACTGCCGCATGGCGAGGCTGGCAGCGCGCATGGCGCGCACATCCTGCTCGCAGTAGGCGATCATCTCGGTCATGAGGTCGGGGTCGGTGTTGAAGGTACCGTCAGCCCGAGGGATGCAGAGCGCACGGATGAGCTGCGCGCCGCGGGTGTCCTTGCGGGTCTGTAGCCCGAGGGCGAGCGGCAACTGCTCCAACTTGCCCGGGAGGCAGTTGGCGCGGGCTTGGGTCGCGGTGCAGTAGAACTGCTCCAAGCGGTGGTCGGTCTGCGCGACATACCAAAGGATGAGGCGTTCAAACGCGGCGTTGTGCGCACGAATCTGACCCTTGTGCAACGCCACCCGATCAGGGAACGGGACATTCGGCGTCCATGTCTGCACATCCTCGTCGCCAAAGGCATAGGACATGCAGAGGATTTCTGTAGAAAGGTCTTGCGCGTAGGTGTACGCGCCCTGCGTCGTAAGGCCGACGCGGCTGCGGGTTTCAAAGTCAAGCCAAAGGATGGTCATGGCGGTAAAGTCAGGGGGCCGCGGGCGCCCCCTTCCTTCGGTCAGGCCCGACGCCGACGACGGCCTGCGGGGGCCTCCGGCTCCGGCTGCGGGTCCGTTTCCGGCTCCGCATCCGCCCCGGCTTCCGGCGCAGCGTCCAGACCGATCCAATCCACGACCTTGAACACGGGCGTGTAGATGCGGCCATAGGACTTGTGCTGGTAGTGGTCCTTCAGCAACTCGACCACCGGCACCGGCTTCTCCGGGTTGGCCTCAACCTGCTGCGCGATGGCCGCGGCGAGGGTCTGGATGGCACGCTTGCCGCCCACGCTCGTCGCGCTGTAGCGCACATCCAAGCCCTTGTCCTCCCCCGAGAGGCACTTGAGCGACAGGCCGACCTGCATCTCCCAACCCTTCTTGGCCCCCGGCGGCGGGGCGGGCAGCTCGGGCAGCGGCTCGGTCACCGCCACCATCGTCTCTGCCAGCACATCGCCGTCACCCCACGCGATGAAGCCGTGGGTGAACGAGAAGGGGTTGACGGCCCAACGGCTGTCTTCCTCAACCTCGGTCTGGTCGGCACCGAACACCCAATGCCCGGTCTTGTCCATCTTGAGGATGGCAACGCCCGTGACACCAACCTCAGTCTCCAGGTTCCGCAGCGCGGTGGAGAGCGAGGTCACAGCGGGAAGCCCCGCCTTGCTGAACACACTGATACTGGACATCTTCTGTACTCCTTGGATTACACGATTTTCGACAATGCAGCAGTCAACTGCTGCCCGATTTGCAACACGGCGGGCCGGGGATCGCTCTCCGGGGCCATCGTGTTGCCCGACGACACCGCCGTCACCAACTCCGTGGGGAGCGGCTTCTTCAGTGCCTTCAGTTTCTTCTCCGCCTGCGCCACCGACAGCACAGACTGCTCGTAGGGGTCAACGCCAAGCCCGACGAGCGCGGTCGCGGCGACATCCTCGTCCGTCCACTTGCGGGTCGCCCGCTTGGCGACGAGCTTGAAGCCGGGGACGGGGTTGCCGGACTCCAGCACCTGCATCGCAAGCCCGCGCAGGTCGCTGATCCAGCCTTCCAGAAGGTCGGCGCGGGAGAGCAGCGCACCCAACTGCGAGGCGTCGATGTCCTTGACAGCCTTCTGCAACGCGCGGTCAGCCGCGCCCGTCATCTCGGGGCAGAGCGGCCTCGCGGGGCAGAAGCGGCAGTGTTCACCCGTCGCCAGAGGGGCATCGGGCTGGAGCGCGCGGCGCACGGCGAAGGCCAACTCGCGCTCAAACTGACGGATGCGGTCAAAGGATGTCACCCAACGGCGGATGGACGGCGGCTGCACGATGATGATTTCGATGTCCTTCGCGCCGTCAAACACCCACTCCAAGCCGGGGGTGCGCATGGCGGCGGCGGTGTAGAACATGCCCTGCGGGTTGTCCTCCGCCTCCACCGTCACGCCGGAGCCGAACTTCCAGTCAAGGATGATGGCGCGGTCGCCCAACCGTCCGATGAGATCGGCGCTGCCGAACACATCAGGCAGGAAGTCCCCGAACGAAACCGTCTGCTCGACGGCGTACTCCATCTGCTGCTCGGGGTCAATGACATCCAACGCGGCGAGTGCCGGGAGGACTTTTTCCTCCAGCAGTTCCAGCGTCATCTTCTGCCCGTTGCTTTCGGCCCCGAGAAACGACGGGGCGGGTTCGTTGTGTTCCAGAATCAGCGCCATGATGCCGTGCAGCATCGTACCCTCGTCGGCGTACTTGCTTGACGGCTGCGGCGGGGCCTTCTGGACAAGCGCCACGCTGCCGGGGCAGGCGATGACGCGCTTGGCGGTGGAACCGCCGACGATACGACTATGAGCCATGACTCAACCTCCGATTACTGTAAGAGCCACGACTGTAGCCGCAAGAAATGGGGTTGTCAACACTTGTCTTGTGGGGTAGGCTTGGGGTATGAGGGAAAGCGAGGTTGAGCGGTACTTTGACTGGGCGGTGCAGATGGCCGGGGGCAAGACCTACAAGTTCAAGTCCCCGACCCAAGCCGGGGTTACGGATCGCATCGCGTGCCTGCCCAACGGTCAAACCTGGTTCGTGGAACTGAAAGCCCCCGGCGGACGCTTGCGCCCGCTGCAAGCGCAGTTTGCCGATACCATGCGCGCCCTCAAACAGCGTCATGCAATTCTGTGGAACAAGGAGCAAGTAGATGAGTGGCTTACGGTATCTATCCGTCTGTAGCGGCATCGAAGCCGCAAGCGTTGCGTGGCACGGTCTTGGTTGGATTCCGGTGGGGTTCAGCGAGATTGAGCCGTTCCCGTCTGCGGTGCTTCAGCACCATTACCCGCATGTCGCCAATTTCGGTGATATGACCAACTTTAAGGAGTGGAGGAATGTTGGAACAGTTGACCTTCTTGTCGGGGGAACCCCCTGCCAAAGCTTCTCGGTCGCGGGCCTCCGCAAAGGGCTTGATGACCCCAGAGGCAACCTCATGCTCACTTTTCTTGCAATCGCTGAACGTCACCGGCCTCGATGGATCGTTTGGGAAAACGTGCCAGGTGTCCTCAGTTCAAACGGAGGACGGGATTTTGGCACCTTCCTCGGGGCGTTGGCGGAGTTGGGGTACGGGTGGGCCTATCGGGTGCTGGACGCTCAATGGTTCGGAGTGGCCCAGCGCCGTCGCCGTGTGTTCGTTGTCGGATGTCTTGGAGACCAGGCCGGTGCCGCAGCGGTTCTTTTTGAGTCCGAAAGCGTGCAGCGGAATCCTGCGCCGAGCCGGGAAAAGAGGAAAGACACTACCGGCAGCACTGGAGACGGCCTTGCTCGCTGCGTCACAGCAGGAGAAATGAAGCGACAGGATTGGGAGACTTGCAACATGGTCGCCCAGGCGGTGGCCGGTTCGCATTGGGATCACCCGTCGAACCCGCACCCGACGCTGAACCAGTCGTTCAACACCGGGTCAATCGGCTACGGCAACCAGGAGCTCTTCTCGCAGCGTGGCGGCGGGTTGGTGCCGCAGCCCATCGCAATCCATCCGCACGTCGTCGGGCGTGCGCCGACTGCCGGGCCGCAGGGCAAGGAATACATCGACGACGGCAGCGCCTACTGCATGGACGCGCGCGGCGTGCCGCAGTCGGTCGCGCAGCCGGTCTACGGCACCGACTGCTACAACGGCGCTATTACTGGCGATGTCGCGGCAACGCTTGGCACGCCGGGCAGCAGCGTGAACGCTAGCGGGCCGACGGTGATGCAGGCGGTCGGATCGTTCAAGCCGGTGGCGATGAATGTATACGGCGGCAACAAGCGACAAGACAGGCCCGATGGCGGCTTCTATGTGCGTATGGATGAGGACACCAGCA